GAGGTCGCGTACCGTCCGCTGCTTGTCGAAAGACGCATTGAGGCGGGACTGCGCGGCCTCATCCTTGCCGAGCAGTTGAACCTCCTCGCCCAGAAGGAGTATCCGTTCACGCAGATTATCCAGGAACGCGATTGAGCGTTGGTCGCTTGCCTTGGACCCGCGACCGCTGGTTCTCTTTTTTGCAGGTTTGAATACATCCTCGTCGCGAAGGTCAATTAGACCAAGACCTTCAGGCCGCTCAGACGGCTTCGCGAACGGCGGGGCGGGTCTCAGGGTGCGGCGCGGCGGGCCTCTGCGTAGAATTCGGTTAGCGTCGATCCGATCCTGGATTGCAATTTCAGACCCTAAAACACCGATGCGCGCCTCAATCTGCTGCTTCATCAACGTGAGCCGCTTAATATCCTCCCGTGTCCCAGGGGTGCTTGCCACGCGGTCAGTAATCCCCGCGTTAACGATCTGACGATTGACATTCTCAAGTTGCCGAGCCAGGGCAAGCTGCTGCACCTCCTTAAAGCCTTGCTGGGCTACCAGGGCTTCATTTGCGACGTTGATCGCTCTCATTTTTTTTGCAACCGCCTCACCGACGTCCGCAAGCACCCCCCATATTGCGCCGAGGGTTTCGGATGAACTGATCGCCTTGTCGATCTCCGCCGTGACTTGAACCCAGGCGTTTGATAGCCGCCCTTCTGAGCGCTCCAACGTGATTGGAAGCTGCTCGAACTGACGGTTGATCTCCTCGGTCTTCCCGAGAAGCGCGCCGGTGACTGCCTCGGCGGTTAACCTGCCTTCTTTTGCCAAGGCACGCAGTTGACCGATGTTGACCCCGAGGCCATCGGCGATTGCGCGTGCGACCAGTGGCATCTGTTCAAGGACGGATCGCAGTTCGTCACCTGCCAACCGGGATGATGCCAGGCCCTGACCTAGCTGGATAGCGCCCGCCGCAAGCTCTGTCGCGGTGCCTCCACCGATCTGGCCGAGCTTGATAATGTTTGAGGTAAGCTCAATGACCTTTTCGTCGGCAAGGTCGATCTGCTCAGTCGCGATGCGGAACCGGGTCACGGCTTGGGTAATCGCCTCGAACGGCGCACCGGTTTCGGAGCCAATATCGAAAGCGCCTTGAATAAGCGTGCGCGATCGCTCAATGGAACCGGTCAGCGCCTTGAACCGGCCTTCAAGTTGCTTGATCCGATCGCCATTGCGGATGATGTCGCGAATTGTCTTTCCGAACGCGAGGGCGGCAGCAGTTCCTGCGATGAGACTGGGGCTGAGGTTGATGCCGAAATTTCTACCGAAGCGGGCAAGCTGGCGGTCCAGTGAAGCGAAATCCCGCTTCATCATGCCGACTTGCCGATTGGTGTTTTTGCGCTGGCGCTCTAGGGCTTTCTCGAATCTGGCGAACCGGGCTTCGAGTCGGATGATGAGTGCCGCAACGTCTGCTGTCGCCATGCCCGCACTTCCTCTTTCTCTTCCAACTCGTCCAGGGCGGCGATCGCTTCGGGGCTCGTGTCTGTTTTATTTGCGTCTGCGGATGGCATATTCGCCTCCCGCCATCCTTCAAAGACCGCACCGAAGTCGCCGAAGCCGTGCCTGCGCGTCTCGCTTGCGGGCCAGCCCATGGCGCCACCTAGTTTGAGCCAATCCCGTTCCCTGAAACGGAATCGAACTCCGCTGCGGTCATGCCTTTTTTTGGTGCGTCATCCTGCATACTGGCACCGATGACCTGTTCGGCATAGTCCGCCGCTCGGCTGAGACCCACGGCATTGATCAACTGATCCGCCGTCATGGATGGTTTTTCCGCACCCCATTTCAGCGCCTCAGCGATGACCACCTGAAGCTCGTCCAACCGGTGCATCCTTTGAACGAATGAGTTCCAAAGCTCCTCAGGATACGGATTGACCTTGGAAATCTCCGCCCAGGCGCCGATCGGGAGGGAGAGGGTGATTTCCTCCCCCTCCACTTCGATTGTGATTTCCGGCGTCATATCAGACCTCGGCCACGAATGTCGTCGGCGCCGCCGCCGCCTGAAGCGTCACGTCGAAGGACGCCACGCCGTCATACGGTCCCTCGAAGGACATGGCGCCCACGATCATCGAGATCGTGAAGGTGCCAAGCTGCGGAATGACGATCTCATAGTTGGTCAGCGCGCCCGTCGCGAAGTCGTCATAGACGTTCTGCAGTGGCTGGGTCGACTTAGCGATGCCACGAGCTTGAAGCGAGAAGTTCTTCGGGCCGGTAATGAACGTCTGCCAGATTTCATTGTTGCCATCCACGTCGTCGCCGGTCGTCACTTCGATCGGGTTGCCGTTGATGTCGAGGGTGGAGCTTTGGACCGCTCCGATCGCCGTGAAGGTTTCGCTCGGCTGACCATCACCACGACGGATGATTAGCTCTGAGCCTCTACGTGCAGCCATGGTGGGCCTCCATCTAGTGTAGTCGGGACTGGCGCCGTCATCTCGACGGGACCTCTGAGCGCTTGCCCAAGGCGCATTCGGGCCACGACGTTACTCGTCGTGTGTTAGGAACCGCAGCCTGATTGCGGCAAGTGTAGTCCGTCCGTCATCTTGAGGAATGACGTTCGTGCCCATCACGTCCCCAAGAACGAACTGCTGTGTGTCCAGCGGCAATACCGCCCGGTGCATTGCGGACTTGATTGCCGTCGCGATTTGTGATGCCTCGACGCGGCCAGGTTTCTCCGACCACACGTTGACCGTCATCACCACCTCCCAGCCGTCCATGTCACTCCCCTCCCAGACGTCCCCGAAGGAGGGGCCGATCTCAATAAGAGGATAGGTTGGCTGCTGCGGCGGTTGATCATAAATTCGACCCCCGGTCAGCAAGACGATCGCGGCGTCGCCCTTGAGCGCGCCAACGATCGCCTTCTGAACCTCAAGCGTCGAATCGGTCATTTGGTCAGACTCGCACTGCCGCCACGGACATGCTGGTGACAGACGAATATGTGATCGCCACCTGACCGGACCCGTTGTTGAACGCCGTGATCGGGAACGGTCCCATCACGTCGACCGACGTTGCCTCGACTGACTGCACCGCGTCAGCCTTGGTGACAGGACCAAAACCGGTCTTGGTTGTGGCCGTATTCTGCGCCGTCGCCGTGACAGTGGCCGCCGAGGCATCCTCATTGTGGATGATGAAAAGGGTCTTGCCGTCATTGGGAAAGACGTCACCACCACCCGACGCTGCCGCGAAAGTGATACCGCCGCCTTCTGCCGCGCTTTGGACCGTGAGAGTAGCCATGTCTGGCCTCCTATCTCTTGCTGCCGAGTTCCGCCACGGCCCGCGCCGCGCGTGTTACTGATCTGGACACCCGTCTACGAACCTTTTCCCGCACTGCCCAGTATGCGGGGAACATGAAGGGCTGTGGGTCATGGCCTTTATGAAGGGTCGTTCCTCCGCCCTTGGACCGCCCGCCTGGCTTACGTCCGAACTCAGAACGGAGCGCCGCGTCCTGATCCTCTTTGGTTTCGCCTGCCGTCACCGCAATGAACAGGTTTACGACGCCCTGGCGCCTGATTCTTCGGATACCGGTGACCTTGATGCTGTCCTTGACGTGCGTGGCACCCGCGATGGGATCGGACTTGGGGGCCGCGATCTCGGCAAAGTCCTTGATCTCATCAGCGCTCTTTTTCAGGTCGAGGATAATACGTTTGCGTATCTCCCTCGGCAGGCGAGCGAAACTGCGATTCATCGCCCTTTGGCCTTCGATCCTTACAGTCACCGTTCTGAGCCTCGTTCGATTATGAATTCGAGCCACTTGCCGCGCCGGTCAGGATTGCTGACCGACCGGATATTCCACTCAACGTCATTGTAGACGACAATATCGGCTTCTGTGACCGCTCGCGTCAATGTCGAAGAACGGCAGATCAACCGGGCCATGTGAATCGCCTCGACGGCGCCCCGGTCGACGACCTCCTTGCCAGTCGATGGAATAACGTCCGCGAAGTCCTGATGCAGATCGACGAAAGTGCCGTCAGACACGTTACCATACCCGTCATCCACTTGGGACAGGCGCCGGAAGGTGACGGGAAATCTGAGGCGACCGCTTCTCATTATGCAATCCTGATCGCTCCGTTCGTTTGGTCGAACTTGACCTGGAACGTCTCGGTATTGGCCAGGGAGACGGTCGAACCGTTATCCACCCATCCGATCAGTTCGTCATTGGTCGCGGTATCGTTGTAGACGACTGCATATCTGAAATCGGCCATGGCGCCCCCTGAGGCCGTGAAGGTCACGTCGCTGAGGGTGATCTTTCCCACCCCTCCCGTCTCGGATAAAACGGCGGTCGTGACGTTGCCGCCAGCGGTATAACCGTTCCCCGCCGCAATCTCCGTGATGTTGGAAAGCTGGGTGTTCGTCGCGACCGGAGCGACATTGGTCAGTGCGACCTTGATGGTATCGGTACCGTCAAGATCATGCGTGTCGTCCGCGATCCTTTCCTTGAAGTCATCGAAGAAGTTGAACGCTGGCATGATGTCTCCTCACTTATGGTCGCATCTGATGGAGTATGATTGCTGACCAGTCTCGCCAGCAGTGCTGACCATCTCGCAGGTCAACATGTAGGTCTCGCCCCGCGTGAGGACGCTGATCTCAACACTCGCCACAGCCCCGCTCTCGCCCAGGTCAGTGATCGTGACCCCGGCGCTGGGGGTGATGGTCCAGGTCGCCGAGGCCAGCGTGTCACCAGACGCGAGCCACGATGTCCAGTCAAAGGACCAGGTTAGAATCTCATCCGGGTCTTGTATCTTCCACCGCATCACCGCCTCGCTTTCTCAATCCGGCTCCGCGATACCGCAGAAGCGCCCTGGCGCCGTACGATCTCGGTTCGGTTTTCATTCTGATGAAAGAGAGC